CGGGCCGCAACTCCGGCATTTGCTGGACATACTCTTCGAACGTTGCCGGCCGCCCAGGTGCCCCCCACGGCGGGGTGAACTCGCGGTCCAGGATGTCCTGTGAGGTCCAGTCCGGCATGTGGGTCCTGACCCACTCCTGGCGGCGCTGCAGCTCGCCGGTGCCCTGCTCGGCACGGTTCCACCACTGCCACGGCGTCATCCGCCCCGACTGGTCCCCGTACAGGTGCGGGGCTCTGTCAAACTTCGTCTCGCGGAGGTTCTCGTCGATCTCGCCAGTGATCAGGTAGGCCAGCCACACCGGCACCTGTACTTTCGACAGCGCGGTGCCGATCCCGCGGGCGCCTTTCTCGGCTTGCGCGGGGAGGGTCTTCGACAGGATGTCGCCGATGCTGAGCAGCTTCTCGCTCAGCTTGATCACACCGCTGATGGACTTCCACGCAAGGAAAGCCGTCACCACACCGTCAACGCCAAGCCCAATATCGTCCAGAACCCTGACGATCGCACCAAGCGTCGTACCTACCGCCTTGGCAGCATCCGCCGCATCAGAAGCCCAAGCCTTGATCTCATCCGAATTCCGAACAATCCACTGATTAACCTCTTCGAGCCGCTCAGCGATGTTGTTGAACACCTTCGCCAACTCGCCGGCATCCTCAGTCATCGCCAGCGGATCACCAAACAAAGCAGCAATCGCATTCGCGCCGATACGAGAAACCGCAGAACTAATCCGAGACTGGGCACCCTCAATCGTGTCACCCATCCGCTGAGCCATCCCACCCCACTCGGCCTCAACAGCCTGAATCATCATGCCGAAGGAAATCTTCCCCTCCCTCGACATCTTCTCCAGCTCCTCGCCAGTGAGATTGAACTCCTTACGCAGCGCAGCCTGAATCGGGATGTTGCGCTCATTGAGCTGCATCATCTCCTCAGCCTGCAACTTGCCCTTGTTGAGCACCTGCTGGAAGATCAGCGCCAAATCCTCGAACCGCGAACCGGACGCACCCGCAGCGTCAGCGATCGCCTGAATCGCCGTCTGCAACGGCCTACCCTCACGCACACCGGACTGCATGAAATTCGTAGCCGCCGCCGCAGCAGCATCAAGAGCAATCGGGGTACCCGACACCACATCATTCAGGTCACCCATGATCTGCTTGACCTGCTCAGCGGACTTCCCCATCGCCCCGAACCGGTGCGCAGTCGCATCCAACGACTTATACCGCTCAAACCCCTTAAACAGCGTGTACCCGATCGCACCGATACCAGCCGCAGCCGCCGTCGTAAACGCCAACCCAAACACACGCCCCGCCGCGGCACCAGCCTTCGCCGCCACACCCTGCTGACCAGACATCGACGACAAGACCATGCCCACGCCAGGCAGCGACATCGCCACCTCGCCGGCGAAAGCACGACCAAACGACCGCCCAGAACGACGAGCCGTCACCCCCAGCTGGCGGTTAATCGCAGCCTCAATCGCGCCGGCATCCAGGTTCAGCCGTTTCGCCTCAGCCTCAATCGCTTTCGAGAACGCCTCACCCGACATCTTGCCGGCAGCGGTGAACTTGCCTACCAGGCGTGAAGCGGCAGCATCAACAGCGCGGGTGTTCAGCGCCGCAACCGACTTCTCGATCCCGCCGCTGAACCCCTGACCGGCCTTCCGACCCATCTGAGCGAACGACTGCTCAACCTGCTTACCGGCCTTAGCAGCCTCGTCGGCGGTCTTCTTGAGCTCGTCGTTCAGGATCTTGTCGACTGACTCCGACGCAGCCTTCGCCGCACGCTCAAACGTCGTCTCGATCTGCTTCGCAGCCTTCTCAGCAGACTTGACATCCAGGGTGGAGATGACGTCAACATAGATAGCCACAGCGCGTCAACCTCCCACCTACCAAGTGAACTTGCTGAACATCTGCGAATTGATCTCACGGCGATGCGCCTGCTGCCGCTCCTGCTCACGCAGCCGCTCACGCTCATCACGCGGATCACGAATCAACTGAGGCTCAAACGGCTTCCCGCCGTTACCAACATGAATCCACAACCGGATGTGCTCCAGGGCGTTGTAGTTCGCCGCGATCAACTGCTCCGTGCGGGTAAACCCACCCTCCCGAAGCGCACGATCAAGCGCACCATCCGCCGGCGCAAACTCAACCCGGATCGTCCTCGTCCGCGCATCGCGATCCTCCTCGATCACGACACCGAACAACTCCAGCAACTCGTAACTGGAAAGCCGCCCCTGATGCCAATCCCGAATGTGAGTGCGGAAAAACCTGCGAAGGTCACTTGCGATCTGACGCGGATTCATCCGCCAGAACGTGTGCGCCTCCATCACTTTTCGGGTCCGTCTCAGCCCGATCAGCGATCCGGTTCCCCTGCCCGGTCCACACCTGCCACACATGCTTCGCCGAAAACCGCTTCCCACCAACCGTCTTCGTCTTACGAAGCTCCTCGTACCGGCCCTCACCAAGCACAATCTTCACAACCTGAATCTCCTTGGCAGGCTGCCGCTTACCGTTCTTGTAGAACGGCGGACCCTTAATCTCACCGTTCTCATCCCGGTCGTAGTTCTCCTCGATATCCGCGTAGTACTCGTCCAGAGCCTCAAGCACGTCGTCATCCAGCATGCGCAGCGACGGATGCGGCGGCAGCCACTCCACACTGCCATCATCGAAACGCAGCGGCACATCCGCGAAAATCGAATCGTAAGCGTTGGCCTGCTCACGAGCCTCAGAACCAGACATAGCGGTATCCTTTCGGGCTGAAACAACGGGCTGACAAAAGACCGGGCCGGACTACGAGAACTTGGGTGGGGCCTGCCGGGTGGGCGCCAGCCCGACGAGACAACCACAAAGTTGCCCCACACCCACCCGGCAGGTGCCTATGGGTTAGCTGCCGTCGCCGGCCAGCGCCTCCCACGCCGGGCCGCCGATCCACACACCATCGAAACCGGGCACAAGACGAGAACCATCCTTGTCCGGCACCAGGAAATAGGGGTCGGGCAGCAGCATGTACTCGAACGGGATCTGATCCGGGTCGGTCTTCGACCGCCGGCGAGCCTCCTGGTTGTTCAGGCGGGCACGCGGAACCGGCTCAATCCGGTACAGCGGCAGACCATCGATATCCTTGGCGAACCACAGCAGAATCTGCCGATCCACCGGCGCCGGATCAAGCGTCGCACCCACGAAATAGTCGACCTCACCGACCTCCGGCAAAACCAGCTCACCGGTGACCGGGTCGTTGATCCGGCGATCGTACTCCAGTGCATGAATCAGCGGCTTAAGGGTGTCGACCAGCGTGAATGCCACGGTCTTACCCTTCTGGGTCACCGCCGAATCATACGGGTAGATGCTCTGCAGCACGTACAGGTCGTCGTTTTCGATGTTCGGCGAACGCTCCGGGCCCCCATCCTCAGCCATCGCACCAACAAACACCCAGCCCTCGTTCGGGTTCGGGTTCACACGCCACTCGCCATTCACCATGCGGGCAGCGAGCAGATCATCACGGATAGTGCCGTCCTCGGCGAGAGGATGGAAATTCACAGTCCCGAACTCGTCGGCGAACGGCGAAATATCAGTCGCCGCACCACGATAGTCACGGATCAGGACACCCTGGAGCGGGCCGCGCTCAGCGAGCCGGGGGTCAATATCCCCGAGTCCAGCGCCAGCCCACGTCGAACCGGTAGCGGGTCGCGTCATTTGACACTCCAAACATGGTTGAGCACCGGACACACGCGATGGGCGCGCTCCGGGCGAACACGGATACAAAACGATCGGGCTGAAACGGGCTGATCAGAACGGGCTGGAAATCTAGGGCAGCAGCGAGTAACCGACACCAACCTCGAACCGCGACACATAATGCACGAACCCGGCGTCGTCCTCCTCGACCTCGACCGGGCCGAGAATCGGATCACAGTACTGCACGGTGAAGTCGCCGAGGCCGTCGACCTGGATCTGCTGCTGCGGGTTGACCGACAACCCGGTCAGGTGGCGGTGCGTCTCCCACGCCTCCTGGAGCGCACCAACATCGGTTTCATCGAAGGTATGCACGGACACGACCGCGTCATCCCAGCCGCGCCACGGATCATCGCTGCCGGCGACACGAGCAACCGTGCGAAACGGGAACGGGTCACCGGGCTTGCGTTTCGTCCCCACACGCCCAAGAGGACGCAGATAGTTGATCAGCAACAGCACCACAGGCGGCGCAGCCCAAGGGTTACGGCTCACAACTCACCACCATCTGCTCGCCGCCACGTCCGGCCACCGAAATGCGTCACCGTCTTCTGCGCCGGCGCATACTCGGGAGTGTTGTGCCCACCGAACTCGACCAGCGCGGCGTGATCGGCTGTTGCCGCGACCTTGCCGCGGCCACGCGTCGAGGACTGCTCAACGACCCGGATGCTCGACCTGTACTCGCCGCTGCCGGTCGGAGACACCGACTGCCAGTACGGCACAACCTCCTGCTCCATGAACTTGTTGACGCCTTCGTTCACCTCGGGCAGGCGGTCGATGTCCTCGAACTCGATCCCGAACTTTTTGAGCGGGTTGCGCCGCGCCGGACCCTTCGCCATCACGTAACTCCCTTCAGCGCCACCACGATCCCAGGCTGCCAGCCGGTCAACCCCATCGTCCAGTCGTCGACCTTGACGACCCGATAGTCCCGGCCATCCACCGTGAATAGGTCACCCGTGGCGACCTCGGTCTTCGGCATGAAGATGTCGATGTCGGCGCGATCGGTCTCCACCATCGACCCCTCACCGGTCCGCTCCAGGTGCGGCGCCACACCATACGCGGCGAGCTCGATGACAGGGCCGTGAGAGACCGTGGTGTTGCCGAGCGCGTCGACACCCGTGACCGCGGGCCTGCGGTACACCGTGTGCCGGGGTTTCACGGCTCCATCACCACCAGACCGGCAGCCGGCCACCGAAACGACCGAGCAAGCGCCTTGTCGTCATCGGACAAGAACATGCCGCCCCCACCGGTCGCATTACCGAACCGGTCGGCCCAGTCCGAGAACTGCTTGCGCTCCCGGAACGGGCCGCTCGACACCTCGTGGCTGGACAGGTTGATCGTCTCCGGGTCAGTGAAAACCAGGGCGCGCGCCACCATGTTCGCCACCGCCGAGCGAACCGAAGCAGGTATCTCACCACCCGAATACGTCACGGTGACAAAAGAGCCGGCTAGATGACGGTCAACACGCAGCCAAGCCCCATCCCGGGAAAACGCCACCAAACCACCATCATCATCAACAACCGACTCCACACCAGCCACCGGAGTCTCAACCAGCCGCAACCGGCCACCCACACCGACACGCATCCGCTGCACATACGTGCCGGGCACAAACCGGCGACCAGCCTCAGCCTGAAACAGGGCGGTGGCGGATGCCAGCAGACCCGGGGCGCGCTGAACCTGGGCAGCACTCAACTCCGTCTCGGACCCCAAACCCAGCGCCACAGCAACATCCACCAGGTCTGCCAGCATCACACCACCCCAACCGGACTAGCTAGCGTCCTCGCCGTACACGTAGACGCCCTCAGGCTTCACAACCTTCCCGCCATACACATGCAGGCCACGGACACGGTCAGCGAACTTATTCTCCGCACGCAGCGCCTCAATCTCGCTGATCTGCGACACAAACGCCGCAGCACGCTGATGGAAGAACACCCCAGCCGGGGAGTCGTTCTCCGGCAAATGATTCGACCGAACCACCCGGAACCCGAGCAGCTGACCAACCGTGGCGTTCCGCAGCCCGGCAGTGTCACCACTGGTGTCGAAGCTGGTCAGCTTCGAGTCGTGCCCGAGCAGCAGCGACTCAAGCTCAGCGTTCACCACCGCGACACGCAGACCATCGTCCGGCACATCAGCCTTGCTCATCGCCTTCCGCGCATCCAGGAACAGGTTGTACGCCGACTTCTCATCGGTCACCGACACACTATCGACCGCAGTGCCCTCATCAAACAGCAGAGCACCCAGGAACTCGTCGGCATCAGCGGCCAGCGAATCACCGGCAGCATCGGTGTACAGCGGCAGGAGATCATGATTCGCCTGCGCAGCATCGATATCATCGACATAGAAGTCGAACGACTTCTCCTGGTCGATCAGGATCTCGACACCGGTATCGGTGATGTCATCAGCCGAAGTCGTGCGCCCCTCAGCCTTGTAGTCCTTCACCGACGGGGCGACAACACCCGGGATCTTCACAGTATTACCCTTGCGGGCCTCACCCTCGTACTTGCGGTCGAACAGGTTCGGCAGAACATTCACCGCCACATAGCGTTCCAGAACGAACGCGCTCCAAATCTCAGGAATGAAATTCGTGACAGCCATCTAGGCTCCTCCTCAACTGGCATCCTGCAAACCAGCGATCAAGCCCTCCCTATAAGCCTTGATCCGCTCAGCAGGACTCATGCTCTTCAGGTCCTCACGCGACAACTTCCTCGGCTCATCAATCGGATTCCCCGACCCAACCTCAGAAGCCGGCGCAGCAGCAGGGGCCACACGCGCCTTGAGCGCCGCCTCCACAGCGGCATCCACCTTCGCCTTGAAACGCTGAGCAGCAGCCCGCATCTCATCCTCGGACTCACCCACAACCACATCCAGGTCAACACCCTCAGTGCGGGCAACCTCCGAACGAAGCCGCTCAACACGCTCCCGATGAAACTCCTCACGAAGCTGCGTAATCGCCGACTTCGGATCGAACTTCTCAGCGTCCCCGTCCAAAATGCCCAACTCCCTGGCGATTTCCTTCACCGCGCGCTGCAACTCCTTATTGCGGTTCTCCCACTTGCGCTCATCACTATGAATCGCGCGCAACCGCTCCAGTTCGCGCCGCTCAGCATCCGACAACCCCGACACCTGCTCAGGCACACCATCATCCGGCGTCCCAACAGACTCGGGCGCCGCATCAGCGGCACGCTCAGGCGCAGCCTTCACCGCCTCAGCACCAGGCATATCATTCGGCGTAGGCGAATCATGCTCAGCCATGAACAACCCCTCCCCATAACGGGCCACAACCCCATAACGGGCCACAACAAAACCCGCCCTCTCGGCGGAAAACCCTCAAAACCAGCGATCACACAGACGGCAGCGGAGACCAATACTCGTCAGGGATCTGTGACCGCCCCGTAAACCGGTCACCCTTCCACGCAACCAGAGGACCAATCTCCCCATGCTCATGCGTCACAATCAGCTTCCGATAATCCGGGTTCCGGCCACCACGGTCAGCCTCACCCATGATCGCCGCCACCCGGGCATGCGTCGCCTCCAACAGATCCTCATCGATCACATGCCCCGGGTCCTTATCCCCAGGCAACGGCTCCACGCCACAGTCACAGTTCGATACGATGTAATTGCTTGCGCCGTACCAGCCTTCGTTCGTGTGGAGGTTAAACACGTGGCCCGAAAAACCGACCCGGCGAAACTCGACCACGCGATCACCCTCTACCAGTCCGGCAAGTCTGCGCTTGAGGTCGAAACCCTTACTGGCGTAACCCGCAGCACTATCCGGGCCGAACTCCTCCGCAGGGGCATCAAACCGCGTGACCGATCCGAAGCCGGCAAGCTCCGCGCCTCCAAAATGACGCCCGAGCAACGGAAAGCCCAAGCTGCCGCCGCAAACGCCGCATCTCGCGGCAGAAGCGCCACCTGGGACGAGCGAGCCAAACGCGCCGCCACCGTCGAACGCAACCCCGGCCCGCCCAGCATCCACGAGCAGACGTTCGCCAACTACCTCAACCAGCTCGGCATCCCGTTCCGCAGGGAAGTAGCCGTTGGTATATACAATCTCGACTTCGCCATCGGCTCCATCGGCGTGGAAATCCTCGGCGGCGAGTGGCACTCGTACAAGGGGGAACGCCATCCGCGCCGCATCAAATACATCCTCGACCAGAACTGGTCCCTGGTCTACGTTTGGGCTACAACCAACTGGCCACTCACGTTGCAGGCGGCGGAATACTGTGTCACCTTCGCCCAACAAGTGTGCCGGAACCCAGCCCTTCTCGGTGAGTACCGGGTGATTCGGGGTGACGCGCACCTTATCGCCGCGGGCCGTGGCGAACTCGACGAGTTCGCCCTCGAACTTGCGGCGCGTGACAGCGTGAAGCGCACCCCATCCGAACGCGCCACCCACGCCTGCCTGGCGCGGTGGAGTCGACACCGCGGTGCCGGCAGGAACACAACCGGGGTGAATCGGAAGTAGCTTCCCAACCTTGTACCGCTGCGTGGAAGCGATCAGGCACAGCGCACACGTCGCCGCACCCTTCGGAACACGCTTGTAGAAACGCACCCCGGCGGCACGCATCACCCGATCAGCCTGCCGCACCTTCGCCATCTGGATGTCAGTGCGCACCAGCGACTCAAGCCGGCGCTCACCAGCAAGCCGCGCCTGCGCAACCGACTTCCCCTCAGCCAGCGCACGCCGCGCCGCCACAATCGGGCGCTGATACACCGCCTCCGGCGCAACACCACGCTCATACAAATTCGCCGGCACCGGCAACGGATCAATCCCCGTCAAATGCGCCAGGTGAACCGATGTCAACGCAGCAACCTGCTGCTGCGCCGCCAACACCACCGGCACCACATCATCAACAAACGCCACCATCGCCGCATCAGTGAACTGCGCCTCACCCCAGCGCGCATTCACAAACGCGAGCGCCCCCCGAACAACCTCCTGGACCGCCCGCTCATACGACTCACGGCTAGTCGCCGGCGGCACCGATGCTGGCTGCGTCACCCGTCAAACCCTGAAAATTGAAAACACCCGCCGCGAGACGCTCATTCGCCGCATCCAACTCGGCCTGCTTAATCTGCTGCGGAGACCAGCCCAGAACCTCACGCCAAATCGTGCGCACCGGAACACCCGCAGCCTTCGCCTGAGCCGCAGCCGAATACCGCTCAGCCATCGACACCGTATCCACCGGCGTCATCGTCACCTCAACAGTGTCCGCCTCACCAAGCTCAGCACCCTCAGCCCGCAACGCATCCACCAGACACGCCGTGATCCCGAGCTGCGCCTCCCGCGCCCTAGCCTCACACTTCGACAAATACGCCGCCGCGGCCTGCAACGCGCCCTGAGCAGACTGGTTCGCCGAATCAGGCATAAGCATCGGCAGCGGTGTACGAGACACCGACGCCAGCTGGCGCAGATCATCCCGCGCCCCATCCAGCAGCGGGCGGATATCCGTCGTCTGCGACTCCCAAATCTCAACCCCCGGAGGCAGCTCCCAAAGCGCGCCAGGAGCCGGCGCAAACACCTTCGAATAGTCAATCTCATTACCATCAGGGTCGGTCTTCGGCAGACCATGGTCACCGGCCTTGATCGCCCGCTGCCGATACGCCTCCATCGCCTCAATCACCAGCCGATGCAGGACACCACGATTGATGCGGTTGATCAGATCAAGATGAGACTCGTACTCGCCCTTACCGTTCGGGTGATTAAACACCGTGATCGGCGGACGCCCATCAGTCACCACCGGGTCGCCGGCAGCCTCCCACTTGCCACCGGAAACCGTGCGATACAACCGGCCCTTCTGGTTCGTCGACGGACGCCAGAACTTCTGCCGGCCCCCATCCGTCCACACCATCGCGTAGTCGCGCTCTTCATCCTCGTCCCGCCACACACGGATCGCCGCACGGACACGCCACGGCCGCAGCGGATCAGTCGCCGCATACATCGTCTCAGGCGAATCCGCCGTCACAACCGCGCGACCATCATCACCCGTCCACACGGTCAGATACGAGCGCCGGAACGACAACCCATCCCGCACCCAGTTATCAACCACCGCGTTCATCCGGTTATCACGCCAAATCCGCTGCGCCTGAACAGCAAGCGGATGATCCGCGCTCCCAGCGACCGTAATCCCAGACGGCACAATCCTCGACGCAACAGCCTCCAGGATCAACTCCGCCCAGTTCGTCCGCGCCTCACGCTGGAACCGCTGCCACGAAGCCCGCACATTCTCGCCACCCTCAGGCAGCGGCGCATCACCCTCCCGGTAACGCTTCAGCAACCGGACACGCGGCACATCATCATCAAGCCGCTTCGCCAGCACAGGGAGCCAGGCCTCTGGCGTGCTCGGCGTCTCAGCCATCAGGCCCCCTCTCCAAGGCACTCCAACACTCCAACTCAATAGAGGCGGCGCGGCATCCACGACTTCGGTCGAGGCCGCGCACCCTCACGCTTCGCATCCAAAAACACCCGCCACGACAACACCGCAGCCACAGAAGCATCAATCTTGTCCGCCAACCGGCCCTCACGCTTCTGCAACACCCACAACTGCTGCCCTTTGTCATCAGTGATCGTCAAATACCGGCGGGCAGCATTCCCCATATGCCGCAACAACACATCCCTAAACGGGCCGGCACCAAACGACACCGCACCAGACTCGACCGCCTCATCAAACGCGGCACACGCCTCAGCCATCGCCCGCTTCCGCGCAGTCGACCACTCCACCACACGATCCGGCCACCGCTCAGCCCAGCCCGCGATCGCCGCCGTCCAGTAATACGGGTCAGCGTAGAGTCGCCACACATCGAACCGGTCCATCAACTCGGCCACCTGCTCGGTGACCTCATCCTCAGGAACCTCCCACTCATCGACGTTCTCCGGGTGCTCCCACACACCCGCACACACCTGGCGACCCGTCTCAAGGTCAGTCACAACCAGCGCAGTCGCATCGTTATACCGCGACCCATCAAACCCCACACCAACAAACGCCCCATCCGGGATCACCCCATCCACACACAAGGCCTCAACCTTGCGCATGTTGAACCCCTGACTCCCCGACTGGCGCCACCGATTCAGCCAGACCCGCTCCCAATACGCCTTGTCCACGTCCTCACGGTCATAGTCGCGGGCAATCCGCTCAAACTGGCCGGCACCCCACTCACCCACCGGGCCGGTCGCGTCAGCCACCGCGGCGATCCGCTTCTCCAACGTCGACAGATCATCGTGGTCATCGCCAGCCCACCGCGAAAAGAAAAACAGCGTCGGATCACTCACATCGCCATTAGCGATCTTCTCAGCCTCAGACCGCAACGACTCCTGAATCGACCCCTGCCCAGGCTGCCCCGCCGTCGACGTGTACAACGTCCACGGGTCCTCCAGCTGCCGCTTGTGCAGGTTCTGCAGCATCGTCTCGTGCGCATCACGATGCCGCGGCATAAACAACCGGTGCGGCTCATCAAAATGCTGAAACGTCGTCCGCGCACCATCACGAGACCCAGGCGCGTTCGACACCGCGACCAGCTCACCATCATTCGAGCCGTTCGCCCCGAGCCGCACAATCCGGTCCTTCGAAATATCGAACAGGTCAGCGTCAGCGCAGTTCTCCAGGATGTACTTCACCACCCCGTACGCCAACTCCTCGACCTGCCCCTCAGTCACCGCCATCATCGGGATATACGGCGAACGCACCGGGCGCCCAACAGGATTCCCCCGCGCATCAAACCCATCACACCGAACCGGCGCCTCAGGATGCAACTCACAAATCGCAATCCAGGCCGCAAACTCGGTGTTGTGAGTGACGATCCCACCGGTCACATGCGTATGAACACCAGCAACCTCGACCGCAATCGAAACCGCAGGCGGCAAGTACTCGACAGCAACAACCTTGTCGCAATCGCGCTGCCCGAACGGTGCTCGCTCCTCATGAGCAGCGATCTGCGCGAGCCGATCACGTTTCTTAGCGTGCGTCGCATACGGCAACAGCATCTCCGCAAGCTGCCTAGCCTGCACTGCGTCCCGAACCGCGAGATTCCACGACTGGTGACGCACACCGTTGTAGGCAGTGACAGACCGGCAGACGGTCCCGTTGATGCCGATACGCGCAAGAAGATGCTGGCACTCAACAAGAAGGTCTCGATTGACCGAGCCCCAAGCTATCTCCTTGTGAACCTTCCGGTTTCCACGCCTTGAGTAGCTCACCCAGCCATCGGTATCTAGGTAGCCTGCAAGGAATGCCAGGACACTATCGCGGTCCGCCCGCATGATCTGCGCCGGCACATGCTTCGTCTTCGAGTTCGAATCGAACATGCCGAACTCGCGCAACATGTCCGCCGAACCGCACACGTAGTAGTTGTAGTCGCCCTTGCACTTCGTGACGGCAAAGGTGCGCGCTATCCGCTCGACGATCTCAGGATCAGCCGACGTGAACCGGCCCTTACCGCTGCCGTCACCACAGAACGCGCCAACGATCCATGCAAGCTCTGGATCAACCGGGGCGCCGCCGACACCACCCAACCCAACGACGATACGATCACCAGGCCGTAACTCGCACGCCTTCGTCCACTGCTCATCGCTGCTGCGCGGGTCGCAGGAAGGCCACCGCCACCGACTCGGCATCCCCTCACGCCACAGCGTTCCGCGAGTCAGAACAGGATGCTCAGCCGTAACCGTGATCTGCCGACCATGATCCGTCGTAACCCGAACCATCGGCGCCGGCAACTGCTCCTCAACACCGGAAACAACAGCAGGCATCAATCGTCGGCTCTGCTCGTCATAGCCGAGCACCACATCACCTGGCCGCAACTCGCAAGCCAGCCGCAGCGTCCCATCCGCCATCGACACCGGCGTATCCGGCGCCAAGCACTTCGCCAGCCCCTTACGAAGCTCGATTCCGCACCGGTTATACAACCGCCGCCCAGCCAACCTGTGACCCGGCGGATGCACCTCATAAATCCGGTACAGCAGCCCAACCTTCTCCGGGTCAAGCTTCGCCGGCTGATCCCGCAACGAACCCGGCCCGAAAATCAGCCGCTCCTCAATAAACTGAGCGACCTGCGGGCCAAGCGTCGGAATCGACGGATCGATCGGCGGAACAACCAGAACCGCCATACAAGACGACCCTAGCTACTGCACCAGCCGCAAACGCGGATCACCCGACGAATCAACCGGCGCCTGCTGCGCCTGCTGCCGCGACTCCTCAGCACGCCGCCGACGCGACTTCGCCTGCCGATCCTCCGTCTCAGCAATCTGCCACTCAAGCCTGCGCCGAGCCAACGGATTCGTCCCAAAATCAGCGTCAGCCTTCTCCAGCCGCACCTGGATCTCCGCGCGCTCCTTCGGCGTCTCAGCCAGCCAGAAATCATTCATCAACATCGCGACACGGAACAACCCATGCACATCAGTCGCCGCATACTCAGGCGCCATCGGAGACGACCAAATATCAGCCCACCACCGCCGCGTCATCGGATGCCACACCACCTCATCCGGCAACGGCGGCGCCTCAATCTCATGATCAGCAGTCAACACCGCACGCGTCGACGACCGATTACGCCGCGCACGAACACTCGGATCTTTCGGAGCAGGACCAGGCACAACACACCCCCATACCGGGAACCAAACCCCCATACCGGGGAAACAATCACAGACCAGCCACAACAGGCCGCAAATCCGCAAGCACCAGCGGCGCACCACTCCAACGCCGCCCAGTCACCGTCACATACCGCCCAGCCGAGTACACCTCGACACCGACACCACCAACCCGGAAACGCCGCCCACGCCCCTCAGGCAGCCACCCCCACACATGCAGCCCACGACCCGACGGCGACACCTCCACATACGTGCCCGCCGGCACCAAATGCGCCACCACCGGATCAAGCCGCCCCGCCTCATCCAAGCAGCCATCCAAGTCAATACAGCCGATCCCGCCGCCGAGCACAAACCCCCGACGCCCCAACGACCGCACCCCATCCCACGACACCCACGTGCCAGGATCAGTCGACGACGCCGGCAACCCACCAGGCATCACCGGGCGCTTATCCGGCGCCCACGACACCCAGCGCCGCCTCGCCACCATCTCGGCAGGCACACGACGCGCCCGATGCGAAGCCACCCGACACCTCGTCGAGCAGAACCGCGGCATCCGGCCACGCGCCCCACCAACACCGAGCCGGCCACCACACCACTCACAACCACGCACACACCCATTGTAACGAATTACCGGCCCCACCTGCGGCGATACGCGCGGGCGCTGTGTGGTGAACAGGCGCGCCGCACACGCCGGCGAAACCAGCTGCGGCCACCAAACCACCCCGCCCGCGCCCGAACTCCCGCCAGCGCGCACCACAGCCCCCGCAGCACCCCACCACGCGAAACCCCCGGAACCCGTACACCCAAAAAACAGCAGCCCCTCCCTCTCTACGGGGCGGCCGGGGGGAGGGGTGGAGCACCGGGACGCGCCGGACCGTGCGATGCACGGGCGCGCTCGGCCTGCTGTGGCGCGGCACTGGTGCTGCGCGTTGGTGGGTGGGTTTCGGTCG